GGAAGCCCACGCAGTTGAGGGCATCAAAGCTGCTGGTGAAAAGAATTGGACGGCTTATGCGTGGTTGCTTGAACGAATGTACCCGGACCGGTGGGGTAAACGTCAAAGGGTTGAGATGAAGCATGAGGGTACTTTGAAGCATGATGTTACAGTTGACAGGGATTATTTAAAGAAGGTTTACGATAGTGATGATTATGGGTTTACAACTGACTAAAACCGTTATGGACCAGTTGGGCCATGTTTTCAGCGACCTTTATAAGTTCAGCCGCTTCACCTATGGCCGTAACTTCATACAAGGCCGGCACCTCCAGGAATTGAGTCTGGAATTGGGTAAAGGATTGTTTGAGGATGGGCGGCGGCTTATAGTTAACCTACCACCAAGGCATAGTAAAACAACCTTCTGCAGCGTGAACTACCCCACATGGCGGGTGTTGCAAGACCCTAACTTACATATTTTGATTATTACGTATGGGGATGACCTCTCCGAGGAAATCGGTATACAGATACGCCGATTGATAAAGGAGTGGGGTGGGTTCTTCAATGTATATTTATCCAGCCACACTGCAAGTAAAAGGAAGATAAGCTTCCAGGACAGTGATGGACGGGATTACACTGGCAAAATCGAGGTACTTGGATACAAGGGTGCGATTACTGGTAAGACTGCTGATATTATTATTATTGATGACTTGATTAAGGGGCCGGAGGATGCTCTGAGTCCTTCGCAGAATAAGAAGATTGTTGATTTTTATTTAAGTGCTATTTATACCAGACTTTTTGAACATAGTGAATTAATCATTGTATCAACCCGGTGGAGTAAAACAGACCTCACCGGCCACCTCCTTGAACATAGTAAGGAACCCTGGGCCGTTTACATTAAGAAGGCGATAGATGACGATAACAGGGCTTTGTGGCCTGAGCGGTTTAGCTTGCAGCGTTTGCAGGTGATAAGGGAAGAGCAGGGGCCTTTCTGGTGGAGTGCTCTCTATTTGCAGGAACCGGAGGAATTGAAGGGTGATGTGTTTGAGGGGGAGTTCATACAGTTACCATCATCCCAGTTTAGAGATATGGAAATGGAACGGATAGTAAGATACTGGGACAGAGCCGCAACAGAACCCAAAACCGGAACAGACCCCGATTACACTGTTGGGCTTCTAATGGCCTTGCTTAAAGAACGGATCAACTTCAACAACAAACCCCTTAACCAATACCTCGTATTAGACGTGGCCCGATTCCGGGGTACGCCTTTGGAGAATGAGCAACGTATCCTGAGAACGGCTGAGTGTGATGGGACTGGTGTGGAGATTTATATGGAACAGGAACCGGGGAGTTTGGCTAAGGATAGTATTTATAATTATAAAAGGAACATCCTCAATGGATTTAAGTTCCGGGGGATACCATCAACTGGGAGTAAGTACATAAGAGCGATAGATGTAGCTGCAAAGGTGGAGCAGGGCCATGTACGATTCCTGGGAGGGGATTACCTTGGTGATTTGTTCCTAGAAATGAGAGCATTCCCCTATGGAGCGCATGACGACCAAATAGACGCACTGAGTGGGGCTTTTAATATTTTGAAGAAAACTAGGAGGGCTACGGTTTACGTATGACCACTAAGAAACGAAAAACAAAGAAAAAAGGTAACACGCAGTCGAACACGGGGCAACCGGAACCCTTCATGATAATCACCAATACCGGGCGACAAGTCCCCTCCCAGATACTGGAAGGGTATGCTATGAAAAGTGAGGGTGAAAGTCACCAGATCACTGAAGACCCGTTCATTCAGGAATACGGAGAACTAGGGTTAATCAATCCGTTGTATCAACCCGAGTATCTTATGAGTCTTGCGGAAGTGAACACATATCATGATGTATGCTGTGATACCAAAGCTAACGATATAGCGGGTATGGGATACGATTTTGACCCGGTGGGAGATACATCAAGTAATGCGAATAGGGAACGCTTGGAAACCTTTTTTAACACTGTTATGAGTAATAACCCATTCCGCAAGGCTCAAAGGGATGAGGAGGAGCTTGGATACTGTTGTGTTGAGGTAACAAGGTATGCGGATAACCTTAAAGCCAAAATAAAGACTATAAACCATGTACCAGCCTATACAGTCAGAATCCACAAAGAAGGAAATAAGTACTGTCAGATGCGCGGATCAAAAACTGTTTGGTTTAAACGTATAGGATATGATATGGACGTTTCCACGGAGACAGGAACGGAATATCCTTTAGGTGCTTTGGACGGTGATGAACGCGGGTCGCCAGCCACTGAGATGATCTGGAAGGTAAGGCACACCAGCAAATCCACATATTACGGCCGTCCATCAGTGATACCAGCGATAAGGGCTATGTATGGGAACTTATCATTAGCAGAATTTAACATTGGTTTCTTTGAAAATTTCGGGGTGCCGGCTTACGCTGTTTTTGTCACGGGAAATTATAACGATCGCCCCGTTGACCCTGAAGACGAAACTCAGGGAACGGTATTACAGAAACGTATTAGGGATAAATTCCAGGCCGTCCAGCGAAACCCGCACAGTACAATGGTTTTTGCCGTACCATCCGATGATGAGGAAGGCAAGGTGGAAATACGGTTCGAGCGCTTATCCGTGGAGACTAAGGAAGCATCATTCCGTTTGTATCGTGAGGATAACTTACATGAGATTATATCAGCCCACAGGATGGATCCACACCGCATAAACACCTACAAGGTGGGCCCACTGGGGGGTGATACAGCCCGGGAGAGCCGTATTAACTATAAAGAGTCGGTACAGGTGCCAGGTCAAGAGTCCTGGCAAAACATAATAAACACTTGGATCATCAGATGGGAACATGGTTTTAATATCCAAGATTGGAGATTCCGTTTCACATCATTTGATCTGAGGGATGAAGTGGAAGAACTAAATCTCATTAAAGGCGTTTTCAGCATGGGCGCAATGTCACCCGCGGACATACAACGCAAATACAGCAAGCGCTTAGGCTTGGAGGTAGTGGAGGGTGATCCGGCTATGGATGCCCATTACATTAACAACACACCTATAGATTTAGATGTAACCTCACCAGTAGAGGAAATAGCAACAACCAAAGCAATAAAAATTGTTGAATCCCTTAAAGATGATATAGAAAGGTTATATGATGAAGACGAAACACCAAACAGCATTAAAGCTGATAAACCAGTCCCTGAAGGAACTGAGGGAATTAGACAAGCATAACACCGCAACCAAATCCAGCATACCTCCAAAGATATTAAACCGCAACATAACTTTATATAAGAAAGTTATGGAGGGTGTTATTAAAGATAGTAACGCAATAGCCAAAGCGGCTAGGAACGCGGGTGCCTTTAATGACGCTATGGGCGTATATCTTGGGGCAAACCCTTTAACAATGGCTAGCAACATACAAGCCCTTTTAAAAGCAGTAGATGCATCAACAGAATCTTTCTATGATAAAGCCAAAGGCCTACCACCTAACGGGATGAACATCCTCAGAGGTGAGATAGCCCGAGAGCGTGCTATGGAGAACGTTAAAAAGATGGGAGAGGATGTCAAGGGCGGTATAAAAAACATCATAGCAAAGGACATAGCCGAAAACAAGACAATAGGGGATATTAAGAAAGACATCGCCCGATATACCGAAACCGTTTCCGAGAGCCGGGCGGCTACTATTGCACGCACAGAAACCGCCTACGCACGCAGCCAGGGCAACCTAGCCCGGGCCTACGAATTAGGCCAGAAATACTTCATAGTGCAAATATCAGGGTCTGAAGTTATGTGTGATGAATGTATGGCTGCCTATGATGGTAAGGTTTTCACCGTGCCTGATGATATAGATGAATTACCACCCCGCCACCCTAATTGCGAATGCGAAGAGGTTTTCTTCACAGAGCAGAACATGGCAGAGGAATCCGCGGCAGATTCTTCCATTGAACCTAAATAAATCGTTATATTCTTATTTTCTCCAGATTTAATAATTATTTTTAGTGTTAACTTTAAAAACAAACAATATAGGAGGTTTAAAAGTATCATGCCAATACCAGAACCAAAACAAGACGAAGAAAAAGACAAATACATAGAGAGATGCATGGCGGACGATGCAATGCAAGAATACGACCAAAAACAACGATCCGCGGTATGCAACAACCAATTTAACAAAGCTAACAAAGATTATGTCATGGATGACGTGACAGATTT